GCTTTTGACCAAGCTGTGTCATTAATAAAGCAAGAGCTAGGTATGGCAGGCGTTAACGAATTATTTTTACGTGATATTAAATAGGAGAACATAAGATGAAACTATTATCAGTAGGCACCAATGCCAAAACAGTAAAAGGAGATCGAACCAGTGAATACCTTACAGCAATCATGTATCTTAGTCCGCATAAGAATAATTCGAAACAGGTTAATCTTTGCCCCAAAGCTTCTGCTGGATGTGCAACTGCCTGTCTTTACACATCAGGGCGTGGGAAATTCAGTAATGTACAAGAGGCTCGTACTAAGAAATCTGAGTGGTTTATCTCCGACCGAGAGGGCTTTCTGCAACAACTACATAAAGAACTTCTCGATTTCAGTAGATACGCAAGGTTACGTGGAAAGCGTCCTGCAGTACGACTCAATGGAACTAGTGATATCCTTTGGGAGCGATACTTAAAGATGGAGTTGTATCCTGAGATACAGTTCTATGATTATAGCAAATGGAAACCTGAGGATCGTAAGCCCTTGGGTAACTATGATATAACATACAGTAGAGCTGAGGATACCAGTGATGCGGAAGTTAAACGTGTGTTACGCAGGGACGTTAATATGACAGTAGTGTTTAACTCAAGTGTGGCGTTACCCACTAGCTTCCTCGGGTTTCCCGTGATTGACGGTGATAAAACTGATCTACGCTTCCTTGACGTTAAGGGTGTAGTCGTAGGTCTATCCGCTAAAGGTGATGCTAAGAAAGACACCAGTGGCTTTGTGATACAGCAGGTGAAGTTATGACTGATTTAGAAATATGCAAACGTATTGCAGAGATTGAAAGGGTTAAGCTTTATGGTAATTCACTTACAATAGAGGGTACATTGAGCCACGTACATGATGACAATGAGCTTGGGTACAACTTACAGTACAACCCACTAACAGACAAAGCCTTGTGTTTCGATTTGATGGTTAAGCATGATGTAAGAGTAGAGCCTAGCGATTGCAATGCATGGTTAGATAACGAAGATGGTTACCCAGAGCACGAAGTGATACATCATGACGGTACGTTACAAGAGGCTATATGTTTAGCAATAATCGAAGCACATAAGGAGAACACATGAATAAAGAAAAGCAACTAGAGCAAGCACGTGCCTTAGCAGAAGCACCCGATGTAATCGATCTGGAACAAAAGGAGCCTATGTTATACCTATGGCAAGTAGAAGCTATTATAGAGCACGGAGGTTCCGATGAGTAACTATCCCGATGGTTTCGGAAGTTCCCCTAGGGACTATGGTTCACAATCACCTTTAGATGAGGAGTATGACGATGAAGACGATAGTGCATGTTAATCAACACGTAATTAAGCGTAACAACAACAGAGCTTGGGAAGACAAGGAACCGCCTCTAACAGCTAAGACCTATAAGAGTAATGACTATGGGCACAAAGTTAGAATAATGGATTCCCAAGGTAACCTAGCAGGTACTTTTATCTATAGTCCTGAGAAACCTTTGTCCTGTGGTGCTAAGGTATGGTTTGAAACAGAGAATGAAGTGGAGGTGTTATAATGGGTATGTATACAGAAATATTAATTAAAGCTAATGTACGTGGAAGCATCCCTGCTAATATAGAACAGGTATTAAATTATATGTTTAACCAAGGAGAAATACCAGAGACATTACCTAAACATGATTTCTTCAACTGCTCACGTTGGGGATCCATAGGATCAAGTAGTAGTTACTACCATGTACCTTGGGCAACTAGTGCTTATAAAGAAAACCGTATTTTTTCTAGGAGTGATCTTAAGAATTATGGTAATGAAATAGAATTGTTCTTTGATTGGATTAAACCTTACTTAGATAACGTCGAAGGGGAATGTATAGGTTACTGGTGGTATGAAGAATACGATGAACCTGAACTTGTAATAAAGTAGTTGACTTATTTAAATTCCCATGATAGAATCTACAACATAAGTTAACAAGAGGAATCAAAACATGGGAATTAATGAACACTATACAGGTAATCAAGCACTAGGTCTTCTTTGGATAGTAGAGAAGAAAGATCCAATAGAACTAGAGTTTACTAAGGAAGAACTAAGATACCTACAACTTATTGTAATAGACGAGTTGGATTTCATTAGTTCCCCTTACAAGAATAAGTTAGTATCAAAGGTTAAAACAGAAATACTTAGTCTGATGCTAAAACAAGAGCCTATCTTTAAATAGGAAACCAACGGTTGTACAACTGCAACCATATTAACTTTAATCAACGCGAGGATAACATATGCACAAACAAAGAGGTAAACCAAATGGCTTTATTAAATCAAGTAGAAGTATTATTTTCAAACGTATTATCAGTGGACGACTTTTCTGATAAGTACCAAGTCGTAGTTAAACTAACGGAAGAACAAGCGGCTGACGCTGAGGACGCAGGGTTAACTGTTAAGACCAAGGAATACAATGGTGCTACTCAGTTCCAAGCGACCTTCAAGACTAAGTTCAAACCACGTATTGTTGGTAATGTTGCTAACAAGGACTTAGACCTAGAGGGTTCCGAGATTGGTCGGGGATCTAAGGTAAACGTACAGTACAAGTTCCGTCCATGGTCCGCTCCAGGAGGTAAAACTGGTACAGGTCAGGATCTCATCGCTTGTCAAGTGTTAGAATTGAATGCTCCAAATCAAATGGAGTTCGAAGATGCTAACGAGTTTGGTGGTGCTGATGGTGAAACCTACTAAGTAAGAACACAAGGCTCCCTAGGTAACTAGTGGAGCCTTTTTTATACAGGAGAACAAATGATGAAAGTACAAATGATGCAAGTATTAAAAGACCATTATGGTCAAGAGTTAAACATAGGTGACATGGTGTTAGGTGCTAAAGGTGGTGATCGTTATCGAGAGACTAAATTTATACATGCAATAGTCGTGGGCCGTACTAAGCAAATGGTAAGGTTACATCAGATCTCTGAAACAGGCGATAAACAAATGGCATTAGATAGTCTTAAGCACAGAGGAACCAAGCTCGGTGGTAAAGTATTCCCAATTGAACTTATTAGATTAGAACAAAACTTCTTGACTCGTGATGAAATAGATAAACATCATGATGTGTCATTAGATCCTAATGGTGTTGTGTTACCTAAAGCAGTACAAATGCAACGACCTAGTAATGTACTAAAACAGAATCTAACGTCACCATTCAATCCATAAGGAGAAACAAATGAAAGTAGGTTTAGTTATAGGTAGGTTCCAACCTTTACATAATGGACACGTAGAATTAATTCAGAAAGCTATGGATGATAATGATGTAGTTCTAGTGTTGGTCGGTAGTGCCAATGAACTAACTAATTATCGAAACCCATTCACAGCAACACAGCGTATCTCCATGCTTGAAGAGGTGTTTGGACAGTATGATCGTATGCATTTCAAAGGTCTGGATAACTACCCGAACAATGAACAGTGGGTTGAGGATGTTATAGGACGTGTTAATACTATTAATGATGATCCAACGGCTACTACAGTTTACACCAGTGAAAAGGACGAAGAGTTCTACCGAATGAACTTCCTTTATAGTGTGGAAGTATCTCCGAGTAAAGGATTGAATGCTACTGATATTCGTAAGACCTTGTACCGTATTGGTGAGCAGCATATAGAACAAGGTATTAAGGACGTTCCTACGGTAATCTTGGATTATCTAATGGAATTCCATGGAACTACTGAATGGAACCGTTTACGTAGAGAATACGAACTGTGTGTCGACAGTGCGATGTCCGCCATGAGTAACCATGAGTTCAGTAACCCCATTGAACCTGTAGCACATGCTATGGTAATCCAAGGTGGTAAAGTACTGCTTGTGAAGCGCTCAGGAGTCCGTGGGAATGGTCAATGGGCACTTCCTGGGGGATTCATAGAGCACACGGAAACAACACGAGCAGGAGCCTTACGGGAACTCAAGGAGGAGACTCGTGTAGACCTCTTGACTCAACCAAGAGCAGCCGAGGTAGCCTTTGCTGTTGAAGAGAACATGAATGGTTTGTCTACCCGTACTATCGGATTCAATTACTGCTATGCTGTGCATCCCGAGGAAACTCTAGACATAGTTGCAGGTGATGATGCTCAAGATGTACAATGGTTCCCATTAGAAGATGTAGCTAATGGTGATATGCCCTTGTTCTATAACCATACTACAGTAGTCAGACGATTACTTGAGGAGATTAAATGAATTTATTAATGAAAGCAGATAGCTACAAGGTATCACACTTTAACCAGTATCCAGACGGTACTGAACACGTGTATTCATACATTGAACCACGTAAAGGTACAACGCCCGTAGTAATCATTGGTATCAACGATTTCATTGATCAGTTAAGAACATCACCTGACTTGTTATCTATCAGTTTACTAGAAGACGTAGCAGAGCGTCATGGTGTACCGTTTAACCGTGATGGTTGGCTAGCATTAGTGCAGAAGTATCAAGGTAAACACTGGCCTCTAGTAATCATGGGTGTACCAGAGGGCACAGTAGTCGAACCTCAGACTCCTGTTGCTTGTATCTGTAATACTGACCCTGAGTTCCCATGGTTAACATCGTTCTTCGAGACCTTGTTCTTACGTTGTGTATGGTATCCGTCATCAGTCGCTAGCGTCAGTCGTTACTGTAAAACTCGTATCGCTGAGTACATGGAGAAAACTGGTGCTGATATGACTACGTTACCTTTCAAGCTGCATGACTTCGGTGCCCGTGGTGCTACTTGTGGTGAAGCGGCTGCTAAAGGTGGTGCAGGTCACTTAATTAATTTCATGGGTACTGATACATTGGAGGCTATAGAGTATGTCGCAGATAACTACGGGGAGCCAATGGCAGGGTTCTCTATCCCAGCTACAGAACACAGTACTGTCACATCATGGGGTAGGGATTGTGAACGCCAGATGTATGAAAGGTTTCTACAGAATAACTTGGGAGCAGGTAAGATTGCTGCTTGTGTATCCGATTCCTACAATATTTGGGAAGCATTGGAAATGTGGAAAGAACTCGAACCAGTATTATTGGAGGTTGGTGGTACACTGGTTATACGCCCTGACTCAGGTGACCCTATTGAAACACCAGTTAAAGTCATTAAAGAACTTATGCAATTGTTTGGGTTTACAACCAACGCTAAGGGATTCAAAGTTTTACCTGACCACATCAGGGTTATCCAAGGGGATGGTATAAACGAGCAATCATTAGTACGTATCCTACAGAGATTGTATGATGCTAAGATTAGTATTGATAACATAGCGTTTGGTATGGGTGGCGGTCTATTGCAAAAGGTTGACCGTGATACTTATGGTTGGGCTATGAAATGTTCAGCAGCTCGTGTTAATGGGGAGTGGCGTGATGTATACAAGGATCCAATCGGTGGTGGTAAGACATCTAAGAAAGGTCTTGTGAATACTGAAACATATCCTTGTGATTACGAAGAAGCTGATGTATACTTGCACAACGCTTTGGCATGGGGTGGGTTCGTAACGTACTACCGTAACGGTACTCGTATTCCTAAGCCAACATGGGCAGACATTAGAGAAAGAGCGGAGGTTAAATAATGAAAGCTAAACGTATTTGGATAGCAACGCACCCTGAGAATTCATCAATTCAAGAGATTAGAACTACAGAACCTAATGAGTATAGTGAATATCTGTTCTATGACTATGGACAACCTGATCCTGAAAGTGTAGAATGTGAGTACGTGGAGTATATTTGTATACCAATTGAGGATTAACTAATGGGAAACATCGTAAAATATAGATTACCTTGTACTGCACCAGACTCCTGTGGTTCTTCGGATGCTATGGTGCAGTACGAGGATGGTGGTAAATACTGCCATAAATGTCGAGGGTGGGACAATAGTTCCAAGGGTTCAACAACAGGATACGCAGAGGAGAGTGCACAAGTGAATGAATTTAGTAATAAAGGTGAAGTAGACTTTAGTTTCTACTTTGAAGGTGAGTTTAAACCAATCAAAGACAGGCGTATTGACGCTGATACTTGTAAGAAGTTTGGAGTACGTACTAACGATAAAGGTCATCACATGTTCCCTAGGTACAACAAAGAGGGTGAGTTAATCGGTGTTAAGACCCGTTTGTATCCTGATAAAAACTTCAGGTCAGTAGGTGATACTAAAGGTTCAGTTCCCTTTGGTATGCAAGCGTTTCCTAAGACAGGACGTTCCATCACGATTACCGAGGGTGAGTATGATGCGATGGCTGCTTACAAGATGACAGGTAGTAAGTATCCTAACGTATCTATATGGGATGGAGCAGGTAGTGCTAAGCGCTGTATGAAAGATAACTTCGAGGAGTTCAAGGAGTATGAATCAATTGTTATCAACTTCGATGCTGACAAACCTGGACGTGAAGCAACACAAGAGATCGGTCCTATGTTTCCTGGTCGTACTAAGATCATGGAGCTTACCGAGGGTAAAGATGCCTGTGATTACTTAGCTCAGAACAAAACGACTAAGTACGTGGATGAGTTCCATAGAAGCAAGCGTTTTACATTAGGCGGCATCATTAACGGTGCGGATACTTGGGACAAGTACAAAGAGAAGAAGAACATCAAGAGTATTCCTTGGGATCCTCAGTACGTAGAGCTTAATCAGAAAACCTATGGTATGCGATTAGGTGAGATAGTCTTAATAACCGCTGGCACAGGCTCAGGGAAGACTCAGGTTCTTAGGGAATGGAAGTATCATTTATTACAGAATACTGATTACAACATCATGGACATTAGTCTTGAGGAGGACGTAGGTGATACCATAGGAGGTCTCATGGCTATCCATGCTAACAAGCGTATCACATTACCTGATGTCGATATCAGCGAACAGGAAGAACGTAAGCTTCATTCTGAACTGTATGGTACAGGAAAGTTTACTCTCTTGGATCACGAGGGTTCAGTTGGTGACGAGAGTTTACTCGATAAAATGGAGTATGCTGCTACAGTAGATAACTGTAAGATTCAATTCTTAGATCACATAACCATAGCTGTTAGTGATTGCGAGGGTGGACAAGAGAATGTTACTATGGACAAGTTCATGAACCGTCTGCTTAAGATGGTTAAACGATTGAACATATGTGTAGTGGTTGTGTCTCACTTACGTAAAGTAGGCGGTGGTGGTAAGTCCTTTGAAGAGGGTCGAGTACCTACTGAGGATGATCTGAAAGGCTCAGGTTCCCTCAAGCAAATAGCAATGACAACAATAGCAATAGCGAGGAATAAATATGCTGAAACAGAAGTGGAACGAAATACTACCAGCTTTCATGTACTTAAGTGTAGGTTCTCAGGCAGAACAGGCCCTGCTGATTATAGTCACTTTGATGATGAGACTGGGCGCATGACAGTCATAGATCCCGAGGAAGCTGAGAACGCAGATAATCAGTTTAAGGATTCACCAGTAGGAGGTTACTAATGAATGACATACACGGTAATGATGTAGATGTAGATGATTCTATTTACATAGTAGACGCAGCAGCAGCAGGTTCTAAAAGCAAACGTCTGTTGTATGGAAAAGTTGTTGAGATATCTAAAGGTAAATGTAAGGTATTAGTACATGAGAACCAACGTACCTATAGTAAGACCTCCTCTACAATAATCAGACCTATGGAGTAAACTAATGTGGAAAGAAATCAAAGGTAAATCAATCGCTGTCTTTGATGCTGAGACCGATGGTTTCCTAGACGATATGACAGTGGTTCACACTATTGTTATCATTGATGCGAATACCAAGGAAGTCTTTAGATATCGAGACCCCTATGAAGCCTGTGAGAAACTAGATGAATACAACATAGTAGTAGCTCACAACGGTATAGGGTTCGACTTCCCAATGCTTAAACAGGAATGCGATTGGACATACAAAGGTATAATACTAGATACTTTATGGATGTCTCGTATGTATCACTGTGATATCGAAGGTGGTCATTCCCTAGATGCTTGGGGTCAACGACTAGGTGAACACAAGACTGAGTACTATCCTGTATTAGATCCAGAGCAACCTCTGTATAACGCTGAGGAACCTAACCCTAAGAAAAATCCTTGTTGGAAAGGGAGCATCTGGACTCAACGTATGGAAGACTACTGTGAGCAGGATAACGTTGTTACTGTTAAACTGTTCTGGAAGTTAGTGGAACTACTTAAGAACTTCTCGTGGATGTCAATCGAATGTGAGATGCAGACCGCTATACTGATTCAACGTCAGATGCAACATGGGTTCGTGTTTGATTACAACAAAGCCGAGGTACTCCATGCTCAATTCATGGATCGTAAAGCAGAACTGGAGGACATTGTTCATGAGACGTTCAAGCCGTTACCAAAGAAAGTTAGGGAAATCCAACCTAAGATTAAGAAGGATGGCTCAGTTTCGTCAGTCGGCCTCAAGAAACTGGAAGACTGGGAAACAGTAATACCTACTCCCGATGTTACCAAATGGACACGTCAAGGTACTCAGGGGGTTGATTACAATAGCGGCTCTTTCACTTTAATAGAATGGCCTGAGTTCTCATTAGGTTCTCGTGCTCAGATAGCTGAACGCTTGTCTCGTGCAGGTTACAAACTTACTGAATTTACGGAGAAAGGTACTCCCATGATTAACGATAGTGTACTGCAGATTGCTGCTGACGCAGGAGTACCCGAAGCTAAACCTTTGGCTGAGTACTTTATGATTACCAAGCGTGAGGGCATGGTCAGGGATTGGTTAGCTAAGACTAAGTGGAGAACTGATGTACCTAGGATTCATGGGTATGTTAATTCCCTAGGTGCCGCTACGAATCGCATGACTCATAGTTCACCTAACGTTGCTCAGGTTCCAAGTACTAATAGTCCTTATGGTGACGAGTGTCGTAGTCTGTTTACGGTACGCAAGGGTTACAAGTTAGTAGGCTGTGATGCTAGTGGATTGGAACTACGTTGTCTAGCTCATTACATGGGTGACGATAAGTATACCAAGGAATTACTTGAGGGTGATATACATACGGCTAACCAATTGGCCGCAGGATTACCTACTCGTAATAATGCTAAGACGTTTATCTATGGTTTCCTTTACGGAGCAGGTGATGCTAAGATTGGTGAGATCGTTGGTGGTGGTAAGAAAGAAGGTAAGGCTTTGAAAACTAAGTTCCTTAATTCTACACCAGCTCTTAAGAAACTACGTGAGGGTGTACTAGCAGCAGTTGAAAATCGTAAGTGGTTAAAAGGTATTGACGGTCGTATCATTAGGATTCGTTCACCTCACTCCGCTTTAAATACTTTGCTCCAAGGTATGGGTGCTATCGTTATGAAGTACTGGTTAATCGAAGTAGCAAAGCAAGCTGATGCTGAGGAACTTGATTGGGCACCTTGTGCTAACGTTCATGACGAGGCCCAGTGTGAGGTAGCTGAGAAAGATGTTGCTAGATTCAAAGAGATCTGTGAGGATTCATTCCCTGTGATCTCGAAGTTACTTGGCTCCAAGTGTTTACTTGAGGGCGAAGCGATGGAGGGTTTAACTTGGAAAGACACACATTAGGAGGATAACATATGCCAAAAGGTAGAATCATGGGGGAGAACAAAGCCTCTCCTTGGAAACAAGTGGATCTCAAGGGTCATTGGGAATTCACTAGAAAACTAGATGGCATACGAATGCTACGAGACTCTGAGGGAAACCCAGTAGCTCGTAGCGGTAAGCCTTTATACAACTTACAGGACATACCCAAGGAGATAGTTGATGCAGAAATCTTCGACACTGACTTTGAAACAAGCACATCGTTATGTCGTACTTCGGTCAATGGTACAACAGTACCCAAGAGCAAAGCTTATTCTATATTGCCTTTGGATCCTAGGTTGTATCTATTCACTGTTGAAGACCCGACTGCAGGATACATTAACAAGTGTTTGCAAGAAAGATTAGACGCAGGTGACGAGGGTCTTATACTTCGTCAAGGTATGAAATGGATTAAGATTAAACCCAAGGATACCGCTGATGTCAGAGTGACTGGTTTCCAAGCAGGTAAAGGTAAGCACGAGGGTCGTTGTGGTGCTATCCTTACGAACTACGGTAAACTAGGTACTGGTTTTTCTGATGAACAAAGGGAAATGTTTCAGAAACTATTTGACAATGATAAACTTATAGGTATAATCCTTGAATGTTCTTTTATGCAATGGACTAAGTACGGGAAGATGCGACACCCAGTGTTCGAGAGAATACGTTATGATAAGGATGAAGAATCCTTGGGAGAAGCTTATGAAAACATGCAGTAGTTGTAGTAAAAGTTTACCTGAAAATGCCTTTAGAGTACGAGGTGACAACGGTAAACTTAGAAACGAATGTCGTAAGTGTGAGTCCAAGAGATCTAATAAGTCTTTAGTGGTTAAGGAAACACCTAGGGATCCCACGAATCCTAGGGATGCTAAGGAAATAGCCATGAAGCGTATGCTCGCTGGTGCTAAATCTAGAGCACAGGAAAAAGGTCTTATGTTTAATCTACATTATGAAGACATTCAAATACCTAATCTCTGTCCAGTACTTAAGATACCTTTGATCCCTTCTCAAGGGATATCAGATGGTTCCCCTAGTCTGGATAGAATGATTCCTTACTTAGGATATGTAAAGGGTAATGTAAAGGTTATATCCATGAAAGCCAATCGCATTAAAACAGATAGTACTAGCTTAGAACTAGAGCAAGTACTAGTGTATGTCAAACAAATAGAACAGGAGAATACATGAAATATTTAAGTAACCTATGGTATAACATAAAGTACTTCCTTAAACATAAATGCGCTGATATACATAAACACGAAGGTGATCCACCTCCCTTGTGTGATTACTGTGGTAAGAATGAAGTAGGTGTTGTTACTATGAGTAAACCAGGAACTAAGGTATGCTATAACTGCATAACTAAAGCATTAAACAAAGTACTTAAGGAGAATACTTAATGAGTGAACTATCCCAAGAACAAATAGATAAACTAGGGTTCACACCAACCCAAGCTGAACTGGAACACGTTGACCGCATGGCTGAAACAGTCATTAAGGATATGCATACCAGGGCTTCCTTTGAAGGCTCACGTAATCGCTCGGCATCTAAACGAATGAACCGACCTGAGAAACTAGCGAAGCAAGAAGCAGGTAGTAAGTTTATATTCGGTCTCTTAGGTAAACTAGAGGAAGATGAGGACGTAGCTGAGAAAGGATACAACTAATGATTAGACTTGCTATTGTTGATGCTGACCTGATTGTCTATGAAGCTGCATTCTGTGCGGAGAAGAAAGAGAAACAAGGTGAGTACTTAAACTGGTATCAAGTCTCTAAGATAGTAAACACGATAGTGCGGAAGATTCTAAAGAAATCTAAAGCAACTCATCATACAGGGTTTATCACTGAAGGCAAAAGTAACTTTAGAGTTACCACTGCTTTTAGTTTACCCTACAAAGGACAACGAAAGACTAACAAAAGTAAACCAGCTTTTTATGATGAGATACGTGAGTATCTTATGAGTAACTGGGGATATCAATTAATGCAAGGTGTCGAAGCAGATGATGCCTTAACCATTGTTAGTGAATATTATAAGGATGATCCTAAAGTTCAAACGGTCATATGTACTAAGGATAAAGATCTATGGCAGTATGCAGGTGAACATTACAACATGAATACCTGTGAACTCATGAACATAACTCCAGCAGAAGCACATAAGAATCTATGGAGACAGATGTTAATAGGTGATATAGGTACTGATAATATCCCAGGACTTAGCCACCACTACAAGTATGATGTTATAACTAAGAGGGTAAACCGTTACGGTAACCCTGATTACATAACAACACCTTGTCAGAAGTTTGGTGAGACTACCTGTGAGAAACTATTGGATTCATGGGATCCTAATGATTACGACAAGAATACATATGAACTCTATGTTGATTGTTATGACCAAGGAGATGGTGACGATTACCCTGAGAAAAGGTTCAAGGAAACATTTGACCTAATCTACATGCTGTTAAAAGCACCCCCGTACCTTAAGATACATTACGATTACATAAAGGTTAAAGCTAAAGACCTTGAGTATGAGAATGATCTTGGGGATTACCATACACCCAATGAATTTGAGGACTTCTAATGTTAAGACTACTTTATATAATCTGGGGATGGTTCATACTATTCCCTGTGTGTTACAAATCCATAGGTAACCCTAGGCTTCCTGATAAATACTTCTACTATGATAATCAAGAGGATGGGTTCACAGGTAATAAAAGGAAATCATTTGGACCTGATGGTAACCTAGGTTGGTATGATAACTACCTAGGTATCGAAGCGTCAAAGCTTAGTAAACTAAAGCAAGCTTGGTATGCTTACAAATGGTCAGCTTGGAGAAACCCTGCGTGGAACTTAAGGTTCAATCCAAAGATTAGTATTCCTATTAATAACTATACTAAGATGAAGATCGAAGGTAACACTGTTAAGCACGACTGGAAAGAAGGTTACCAGTGGTACAATGTAGTAACCAATGGTGAGTTCAAGTCTTACTTTAGATTAATACCACTAACTAAAAACAAGAGTTTGTATTTACGTTGGGGATGGAAGATATACCCTGAGTTCCTAGGGAATGTACCAGTTAATAAAACACGTAGCATACAAGCTATATCAATTAGGATTAGAGGGAGAGATTAGATGCAGAAATTAAACAAGAAGCAATTGTTAAACCACCGAGTGAATACCTTAGCCCTAGGTATCCTTAACACTCTTACGAATGATGAAGTAACTCTGGAACAAGCGGAGCGTACGTTACCTAAGTCAACCTCATACAAAGACCATGATACTGGTGAGATCCGCACAGGGTTCTCGTGGAAAGGACTAAAGAAACTAGTGAAGAAACATCCGTATGTAGATGTCGCTAGTGCTAAATTGTACTTCGGATTAAGTTAATGAGTAGTAAGGTACTTGAGGTTCGCATGGACATCAAACCTTTCTCTGCTAATAATATGCATTATGCTAATAAAAAGGTTGACACCGTGGAATACAAACGGTATAAACTAGCAGTCTTTAATGCACTTAAGAAGCATAGGTTTACCGTGGATAAGGATGACAAATATAAGTTCTCCTTGATCGTGGGATACTCAAGTAAACTCAGTGACCTAGACAACTCATTCAAACCTCTGCTCGATGCTATGCAAAGGGTTCTAACGTTTGATGATCGTCAAGTCTTTGAGATCGAAGCAATGAAAGATCATGTGAAGAAAGGTGACGAGTTCATACTGGTTCGCATGGAGAAGATAACTGATAACCAATGGAGACGTAGATTGAAGAAGATGTTTCCTATATTCTGGAGTGATAAAGTATGACACCTTATGAATCAAAACAACAGGAGAAACTGATGGAAGAAACCATGGAAGTCCCAACACAAGTAACCGTAGAACGCCTAGTGGAATTAGGTTATACCTGTTTCACAACTTACATAGGAGGTAGAGGCCAGTGTAAACACTGGTACCATGAAGAATATCCCTCGTATCCTACGTATACTTTCGACCCACAAGGTAAACTGCTTCAGGAAGATTTCTCTAAAGACAGTCATGCCAAGGTCAAATCAGACGGTGGTTCAAGTAGTTATTATACGTTGGATATCAACGGTACTAAAGTAGAAACAGAAGATATCATTCGTGATGTGTTTGGTAATGACTTTGACTTTGGTAATGCTTTTAAATCGTTAGTACGTGCTTACTTGGAAACCCAAGGTAAAGGCAAGGAAGGTAACGACTTAGCATATGAATTAAATAAGATTGAGTATTCCACCAATAAGATACGAGGTGTTAAATGAGTAAACGAGACAGACTTAATACAGACTTATTAATAAACATCTCTGTTAGTTTAGGAGTGGCTAACATCCTTGCTTTATCTAGCACATCTTTAAGTCGTGCAGAGAAAGACGTATGTCGTGCTTTAATAGATGAAGTGACAGAGAAGACTAATACCCTAAGTGAACGTTCAAAAAAATTAGATAAGGAGACATCATGAGTAGTCTAGAAGCACAAGTACGACAGTTCAATGTTACCTATGGTAAACCTATGAGCGAGAAACCTAGGTTACCTACGGAATCTGAGGCTACCTTGATGAACAATCTGATTCATGAGGAACTCATGGAACTGAATGAAGCCATTGATAACCAAGACCTAGTGGAAATCGCTGATGCTATTGGTGATATCCTCTACGTTACTGCTCAACAAGCAACTATGTTAGGCATGCCTGTGGACTCACTGCTTCGTGAGATCCAACGTTCCAACATGTCAAAGCTAGGAGCCGATGGTAAACCTATTTACAGAGAAGACGGTAAGGTTTTGAAAGGACCGAACTTCAGTGAACCACAGATTTCTAAAGTACTACTGGGAGAGTTATATTGAAAGCAGAATACATAGATCACATGGGAACCGACCAGTCAGTGGTCAAGGCTGCTAGGGTTTCCTTTGCTAACTCAGGAGACGAGGGACGTACAATAGAACAGGATGCTAAGTTGATATCTTATCTAGCTAAGCATAATCACTGGACTCCTTTTGCTCACACAGCAATCACATTAAGAATGCAAGCGCCTGTTCCAATTCGGACCCAATGCTTTAAACATAAGGTGGGCTTTAGTGAGAACGAGGAGTCACGTAGATACATTAACAGTGAGCCTACTTTCTTCACACCTCAGTTCCGTAAATCAGTCGCTAATAAAAAACAAGGTTCAGGTGAGGAGTTTGATGAAGCAACTCAACGTTACCTAAAAACTTATTATAATATGATTATGTTGGCAGCTATTGTAGAATATGAAGAACTTCTAGAGATGGGCGTATGTGAGGAACAAGCTCGTTTTGTATTACCCCAAGGTACTGAAGTAAACTGGTACTGGACAGGTAGCTTAGCAGCTTATGCTAGATTCTGTAAGCAACGAATGGATCCCCATGCTCAACTTGAGATCCAAGAGTTAGCCCAGGAAGTAAGTAATATAATTGAACCTTTATTTCCAGTAGCGTGGAAAGCTTTAATGGGAGACTAGTATGAAGAAACAAAATCGTAAAGAACGTAGAGCAGAGAAGTTCGGTAAGAAGCAAGGACAACCCATGGGTCAACCCGAGAAACAATTGGCTAGACCTAAGGTATCTATTGATCCTTTAAACGATAAACAAAAGGACTATCTAATTAGTTTATATGGTGATCCTTGTGTAATCTGTACGGGAGCCGCTGGTACTGGTAAGACATTCCTAGCCGCCTCTGTAGCAGCTAAGGATCTTGCTGATAAGCGTATTAGACGTGTTATAATCTCTAGAGCTAATGTAGCCACAGGTAAATCCCTAGGTGCATTTCCTGGGACTGTTGAGGAGAAGATGGCTCCTTGGTTAATGCCTATTACTGATGTACTTAGGATGCAACTAGGCCATGGGTTTTATGAACATGCCATGAAGACTGGTGCTATTAGTATACAGCCCTTGGAAACCATAAGAGGTCGTAGTTTCGATGATGCAGTAGTTCTCATGGATGAATCACAACAGTTAACAGTGGAAGAACTTAAAGCCGTTACTACTCGTATAGGTGAGAACGCTAAGTTATTCCTCATGGGTGACAGAGCACAGAGAGACGTTCGGAGTGACGGGTTACTATGGTTAACCAACCTAGTTAAGAATAATGATCTACCAGTAAGTGTACATGAGTTTACTAGTGACGACATAGTCCGTAGTGGTTTATGTAAACAGTTTGTCCAAGCATTCGAGAAGGAGACAGTATGACCACAATAGCATATGGTAACGGTGTATTAGCAAGTGATAGCAGAAGTTGCATAGGTGATATGATCTACGAGGAGGACTCTCAGAAGATCTTTCAGGACGTAGGTCCCTTTGCTTTCTTAGGTATCGCAGGTGACTATCAAGCAGCCATGGATACCCTAGACATCATAAAAACCTTTACTAGTTTAGAGCAAATCAGAATGATACCTGCTGATGAAATAGGTAACGTTAGTATCCTAGGGATTACCGAGGATCAAAGGTTGTGGAGTTACGCAGGGGATTGCTCATGTGAACTCAGGGCTGACCGTCCGTTTGCTGTAGGCAGCGGAGCATCTTATGCTATGTCTGCTTTGGACTTAGGACTCGAACCTGAGGAAGCCGTAGCATTCGCAGCAACACGGGACATGATGACAAATAGTATAGTACAAACGACTCGTGAGTTACCTGATGAAGTAACTGATGAAGTAACTGATGAAG